TGGGCGTAACATGTCAAACCGATTTTCTTGCAAGCTGAACACTCGACTTCACGTAAGTCTCTCATACTACCATACTGGTGACCAGAGTATTAACCACCTTGCTAGACGGAGTTAAGGCTTATTTCAAAAACTTTTTTATATATATATATGACGGATTATTATTATTATTATTATTATTATAGACGATAAACCTTTTTTTTTTGTTTTTACAAATGATTAGTATAGTCTTTTATTAGTATTTGATGCAGAAAGAAACCCCTAGACCCTTGTAACCCACTATCTAGTGTCTAGTCCAAGCCTTTTCTGGGGCTGTTTCACCCCTACTTCGGGGCTTTGTGAAGCCTTTAGTAGGTCCTGGACCCCGTTTCGTTTCATTAACATATCTGCTACAAAACCCATTATTGGATTTTCTTTAGTTATCGCTTTGATCGTGGTTTGTCCTGTAGCATCATCAATTTTTTTGCTAGCTGCACCGATTGAACCAAAAAATGAGCTTTGGAATGTTTCGAGTTTTTCATGCATTCTGTCTTCGATTTCATCTATAACACCTGCTAAAATTTCAATTAACTCTTCATCACTATCTCTGCTTTTAGCCCAACGAACCCACTCATCTTTAGACAATTTGGCAATGTATTTTGATAATCCTGCATAAAATATGGACCAAGCGGCAAAATAAAGCAATAATGAAAAAGTTGTAATTTCCATTATCGTAAAACCTTCTTAACTCGTTCACGTTCTACATAACTAGAAACTACTCCAGGACCAAGGTTTACCGTAATGGTCCCAGGTGTTATTTTTTTTGGTCTTATGGTTTCAAATATTGTTGTTCTTTTAGTTTCCATTAAACCGACGTCTTGAGCTAATTTCAATAATGGAATTAATGCGCCTAGATTCATGGTATCAACTCTCCAAGTACTTCAGGTACTTTTGATAATAATTGTTCAATACTAAGTCCTACAGGTGCACCGCCAATAGCTCGTTTTTTAGTATATGCATCTTTAGTTTCCTGTTTAATATTAACACCTGCTTCTGCTACAAAATCAAAAACGTCTTGAGCTTCTCTTAACGCTAGATAACCCGCGATTATAATTACAATCTGTTTCATTAATTCAGGATTTTGAATAAATGCTAAAACATCATCATGTCGTCGTTTATCATTAACAGCTTGTTTTTGCTGGGTTGTAACTTTTTTTAATGTATAACCCTCTGGAATAAGTGCGTAAGGCATTATCTCTTACTCTTTTTACCTGCAGGTGTTTTTCTAAATGCAACACCCATTTTTTTTAGGTTTATTTTACCTGATCTTAAACGAAATCTTGGTTTGTTACTATTAGCTTTAACATATTTGTTCCAGGCTGATAGTTTACGCTTACGTTTTTGTAAGGGTTTACCATACCGTTCTTCATATGTCATTTTCAAAGGATCACTGTTTATCCTGGTTCCACAATTAGGGCAATATTGCATAGGCATCAGATCTCCGCCCCTTCTACTACTACTGTAATCAATCCAGAATTACCCTGTGCTATTACTTTGATCCCTGTGTTTGGAGGGATCGTATAGTATAGATTAGGGAATTGGGGCCCGATTCCTGCAGTTTCTATTAGGAACTTGCTGACATGTAGTGCTTCCTCATTACCTTGAACAGTCCAGGACAAAGCATCACCCTGTGAACAACTGCTATAATCGAAAGAGACATTTGTAACAACACTATAGAACCTGTTAGGTGAGATAAAATCTAGTACTGTAGTGCCACCTGCAGTTAATGCTTCTAGACCACTCCAGGCAAAGACATGACTTCCGAAGAAGTTAAGAGTCGGCCCCGTCGAAAGTGTCATACTGTTTTACCTATAAAGGTTGCAGTAAGTAATTCCGTAGAAGTATCTTCTCCGCTAATACATTTAACTAAGACATTAGTATATGGAGGGATAACTACCTTCTGGTAACATTGGGTGGGCATGTCATGTTGAGCAGTATCGGATTTGTAAATACCAACCGTCAACCCATTTAATTGTAATTCAAAAACAGAATGCCCTCCAGCTGAACCCGAAACAAATCTAATTTGTCCGTTAAAGGTAAACTCTCCTCTTATGGTTTTATTTCCTGTTTGAAAATTAAACATATTGGCTGCAGCACTAGAAGCTTGGAATGTTCCTGAATAGGCATATACTCTATCCTGAACATAATTAAGATCTAAACCTGTTCCTGCTATTACGTTGGCACTTGCATAATCAACGCCCTCAGGCATTTTTATTCAAAGGTTATAGTGCAGCTCGAATCAATCGTTGCGGCTGTTGTGACAGCAATTTGGATGTCCAAAGTATTTCCGCTGGTAACGCCCAATGCAGTTTTTTCTTGAACTACACAGTTAGCTACTCCAGTACCGCCACTTGCAGCTTGAGCTATTGCTGGTCCCATAAAAGTTGCATCTCCTTCCTGGAGTGCCGTCCCTGTTAATTTAAATCCAGAACAGAAATCTGCTCCAGTTGCTACACTACTAACTCCCATAGATATAGAAGATATTTGTGATACTCCGCTTGGTACTACCAAACTCAATCCAGAACTTGCGAACTGATTGTTCATGCTCTGAAAACTAGTTGTTGCTGATAATCCAGCTTCTGTACGTGTGACGACTATTGCCATGTTTATGCCCTTACCTTAATTGGACCTAGAGAAGCAAGTACAGGGGATCCTCTTGAAAAGGATTTGACTGCAGCTTTTGCTAAAAATGCTCCGATTAATGTCTTAGTGATTGCTTGCTTATTAGATTTAGCAGACTTAGATAATGTTGATAATCCAGTATTAATATCTCCAGCTAAGAAAGATTTCATTGATGAACCTGCGTTCGTTTGTTCTAGGAGTGCTAAAGCTGCTCCCGTCTCTATTACGTTAATTCCAAATTGCCTAGGAGCTCTTCTCCTGGAGGCTTTTCGTCTTCGTGCGACCATAAAGGTAGATTAGATTATGCGTTATAAGTTAAGAGCCTTGAAACAGTGCCTACAATGTTTATGATCCTTTCCCCTGGAGTTCCAGGGTATAAGCTCCTTGCATCGCTTACAGATCATTACAATCTATTGCCGCGAGTGATGGTAGTATATTAGGCAGCTTACAGCGCCTGCAGCATTTTTTACAATGACTTAATTCGTGAATGCATTTAATCATATTCTTCCCTACGTTTACCTTCAAAGTAACGCCTGGTATGATGGCAGTGCGGACAATCATAGAACATACCGCAACCACATTTAGTTCTACCGTTCTCCCAATCACTGACAATTGCGATCATAAATTCATTCCAGGTTAATGGTACTCTTCTCTTTGACATATGATTATGAATATTGTCTTTGTACTTTTCTAACATTGTCATTACGTCGGGATGTAGTTTGATTACTTTGCGTTTAAATGTCATTTTTACACCAACACCACAAAAGAGGATTTGTGTTTTCATCTTGTATAGGTTTTTCACATTTAGAACAAATCATTCAATCACCTGGGTCTTATGGATTACCGCGCACTTCGGATCCCGACACTGGGCGTAACATGTCAAACCGATTTTCTTGCAAGCTGAACACTCGACTTCACGTAAGTCTCTCATACTACCATACTGGTGACCAGAGTATTAACCACCTTGCTAGACGGAGTTAAGGCTTATTTCAAAAACTTTTTTATATATA